CGATGTGCCAGCAGCATCGTGCGCCATCCTGCTCAGGCCCACGCAATCACTCGGCCTTTACCTGCAGCAGGTGGGTCGTGTATTGCGCCCTGCGCCGGGGAAGCCTCACGCGCTGATCCTCGACCATGTGGGCAATGTCACCCGGCATGGGTTTCCAGATGATCCGCGCCAGTGGAGCCTGGCAGAAGGCGTCGTGCGCAGCCGCAGCACCGCAGCCCCATCAGTGCGCACATGCCCGCAGTGCTACGCCGCGTTTAAGCCCCAGCCGATCTGCCCGATGTGTGGGGCAGCCTGCGCACCTATACGCAGCACCAAAATCCGCCAGTTGGTGGGCGAGCTAAAAGAACTCAAGCGCGAGCAAGTGCAGCAACGCATCGCAGATCGCGACCGCGCTAAGCGTGAACGCCAAGCAGCTCGCACCCTCCCCCAACTGCTCGCCTTGGCCAAGGAACGCGGTTACAGTCCCGGCTGGGCGTATCGGATCCATGCCGCTAGAGGCGGGCGATGACTCTCAGGCTCCTCGACACCTTCGCAGGCATCGGCGGTTTTTCTCTCGCAGCGCATCAACTCGGCGGCTTTCAGACCATCGGCTTTGTAGAGCGCGAGCCGTTTTGCCAGAAAATCCTTTCAAAGAACTTCGCCGGCATTCCGATCTATGACGACATCACCACTTTCAATCCAGAGCCCGGCTCAGCTGACGTTATTTGCGGTGGGTTTCCCTGCCAAGACATCAGCACTGCAGGCAAACAAGCCGGTATCAAGGAAGGCACTCGGTCTGGTCTCTTTTACGAACTCATGCGAGTCGTTCGCATGGTTCGACCCCAATACGTCGTCTTGGAAAACGTCGCAGCGATCCTTGCTAACGGATTGGACACCGTTCTCGGAGAACTGGCCGCGGCAGGGTTTGATGCGGAGTGGGCATGTATACCAGCAAGTGCTGTGGGAGCCTGCCATCAGCGTGACCGATGGTGGCTTGTTGCCTACCCCAGTGCGCCCAACTGGCGGAAGGAGCGTGCCCGAGGATGCGGTACGCAAAGGACTGAGCGCATACAAGGACGGCAAGAAGATGCAGGTGGATCTGCAAAATCATTTGAGGTGGATGCTGCCAACCCCCAAAGCAGCAGACGGCGAGCGAGGCAGGGACAAGGCACGCACCAGGCCGGATACCAAAGCGAGGGAACTGGCAACTTCAGTGCGGGATCGGCTGCTCCCTACTCCAACGACCAACGACAGCAAGAACAGCACACTACCGCCGTCGCAGATCAACAGGGATGGCCTAGCTGGAACGATGCTCCGCGACGACTCAATCCCGACTGGCGAAGCTACGTATCTAAACCCGTCCTTTGTCGAGGAGATGATGGGCTTTCCGGTCGGGTGGACCGCCTTAAAGCCCTAGGCAACGCTGTGGTGCCACAAGTCGCCATGATTCCATTGCAACGCGTTCTGGATCTGCATTGTGGCCAACGCTGAGACGGACCTACAGCAACGCATCCGCCTCGCACTCGGAACATCTCCTAATTTGCGTCTTTTTAGGAATCAGGTAGGCAGTCTCCCTGATCCGCGAACGGGCAGGCTCGTGACCTTTGGGCTGGCCAAGGGCTCAGCAGACCTGATCGGCTGGCGCACCATCACCATCACGCCCGACATGGTGGGCCGGCAGGTAGCCGTGTTCACCTCAATCGAGGTCAAGACACCCACCGGGCGCGTACGCCCAGAGCAAGCTGCATGGCTCAGCGCCGTCACGGGCGCAGGCGGCATCGCAGGCATCGCTCGCTCCGTCGCAGATGCGTCGCAAATAATCTCCTGAGATTGCTTGGCAAGGTTGGCAACTGACGCCATGATGCGCCGGCCTTCATCGCCAACCCGTGCCAGATCTCCTACAGCAGCTCGCCATCCTTCCTGATGACTGGGGCTATGTAGCCGTAGGTCACGGCAAACGGCCCTATCAACCTCAGTGGCAAAAGAACCCACTCACCAAGCAGCAGCTCACCGTTGAAATCAATTCAGGCCGTGCCGTCGCAATCGGCGTTATCGCTGGCCCCCAATCCGGTGGTCTCCTCTTCGTCGATCACGATGGCATCTCAGCCGGTGAGATCCTCGACAAGCTCGGCACACCGCTCAGCGATCTGCCCAAGTCTTGGGCCGTCACATCAGGCCGCAACGGTCGCCTGCAGATCATCTATCGCGTCCCCCCCGACTACTGGGATGCGATCAGCACCCGTAAGTTCAAAACCGGCAAGCACGACGATGAAGGCAAGCTGGAGCAGCTCGAGCTCCGCTGGACAGGCTGCCAATCCGTCGTAGCCGGTGCTCACCCAACCACCTCCGGCTATCGCTGGCTAAAAGGCCGCGGCCCAAATGACCTCCCACTAGCCGATGCGCCGCTAGCCCTAATTGAGCAAATGCTGCCGCAGCAGCAGCCCGCACCCCAGCAGCCGCTCATCCCACCTCCGCAACCACGCCAGTCCGATCGCACCGATGAAGACTGGGCGCGCATTTGGCTAGATGCACTCAAGCCATGGCGCGCTGATGACTACGACGAATGGATCGCCGTTGGCCAGTGCCTTCAATCAGTCGGTGATCACATGCTCGCTGACTGGGAGGCATGGTCCCGTCAATCCGCCAAATGGGAATCAGGCTCGTGCGAATACCACTGGCGCACCTTCTCAGCTGATGGCAAGCGCGACATCCGCCACCTCTGCAACCTCGCCAAAGAAGACGGTTGGGAGCCAAAGCAACGCCAACTGCCGCCCTATCAATCCGCCACCACACCAGCCACACAGCAACCTGCAACACCATCACCAGCACCCGACAAGCCCACCAAGCTTGAGGCCAAGGAGCTGCTCACCATGCTCCGCCAACCCGAACACGACGGCTCCCCACGCTTTCGCTACAACCTCTTCACTCAGCAGATCGAGATACGCGGTGCAGTAGCTGAAGGCGTCGAACGCTTTTATCTCCAGCTCGCAGAGACCGGATACAAAGTCGGCAAGGAGATGGCGCTCGACTGCCTTGTTGAAGTAGCGCACGAAAACCCATACGACCCCGTGGCCCTTTACCTCGACCATGTAGCCGCACAAGTACAGCCCACCTACATCGACCGCCTTGCATCCACCTACCTACGCCCAGAAGACGCCGACCTGCCTGAGCCCACCCTCTATGACCACATGTTGAAGAAGACCCTCATCGGCGCCGTCCGCCGCATCTTTGAGCCCGGCTGCAAGCACGATTACGCCTGCGTCCTAATGGGCGATCAAGGCGCACGCAAGTCTTCTTTCTGGGCTGCGCTCGGTGGTCCCTTCTTCTCTGATGCCCTGCGCGACATCAGCTCAAAAGATGACCTAATGGTGCTGCACCGCTCCTGGCTCATGGAGTGGGCCGAGCTGGATCACATCACAAGCAAGAAACACGCCGGCCAAGTTAAAGCCTTTCTCTCCCAATGCACCGACATGTATCGCGTGCCTTACGGCAAGGCCACTGAAGCCTTCCCACGCCGCTGCATCATCGTCGGCTCCACCAACCGCGATAGCGGTTTCCTGGTGGACGAAACCGGAAACCGTCGCTTCTGGGTGATCCCCGTCTCCTGCACCCTCCAGCGCCCCATCGACGTGCCCAATCTCCTGATCGAGCGCGATGCCATCTGGTCAGCTGCTGTAGCTGCTTACAGGGCCGGAGAGGGCAACGAGCTGGCCGTTCAGCACCTCGCTGCCGTTGAAGCCGAGAACGTCGCCTACGTCGTCGAGTCCCCCTGGATGGCACCCATCCAGAAGTGGCTGGCAGCACCAAGCAACGACGGCAGACCCATCACCAGCGAGCTGCTGCTCAACGAGGCGATCCTCAAACCCATCGAACGTCAGACCCGCGGCGACCAGATGCAGGTGGCATCCATCCTCAAGGACCTCGGCTACCGCAAACGCCGGCAGATGATCGACGGCGCCCAGAAGTGGGTTTTCTTCCAACCTCGCTAGAGCTGGTTGGCAACCCCAGATCCCTTGCAGCGCATGGCGTCTTCTTACCTTGCTAACTATCTAACCTTTATAAAAGAGTAATAGTAATAAGAGGAGGAGGGGGGGGAGGGGGGATTTCCTGGCTCCTAAGGCGAAGGTAGGCAAGTTGGCAAGTTGGCAACCCCATGGATGGGGGCACCCCAGTCCCCCTACCCTTGGCACATGGCCATCCTTCTCACCATTGATCAGCAGGGGCTCGACAAGCTCTCGCGCTTTGGCTCGGCCGTGCAGAAGCAACTACCCTTTGCCACCTCCGTCGCCCTTAACGCTGTCGCCTTCGACGGCCGCACAGCAGCCAACAGCGCAACCGTTGGCGCGTTCAACAAACCAACCCGCTTCACGCAGACCGCCTTCTTGGTTCAGAAGTCCACCAAGCGCGATCTGCAGGCCGCCATCTACGCCAACGACGCACCCGGCAAGAACCGCGCCAAATACCTGCGCTATGGCATCCAAGGCGGCGCACGCCCAGCCAAGGGCTTTGAGCGCTACTTCGCTGGTGTATCCAACGACGGCACAATTCCGCAGGGCACCACCCTCGTACCGACGCGCAACGTCAAGCTCAACGCCTCCGGCAACGTATCCCTCGCCACACTCAAATCAATCGGCAAGGGGCTAGGTGGCAATGCCCGGGGGGGCTTCTTTGTAGGCACCCCCCGGGGTGCAGGCACCCGCCCCCCTGGCATCTACCGCCGCAGCCGCGAGCGCCTGTTCGCCTACTTCATCGCCAAGGAAGCGCCGACCTACAGCTCACGGTTCAACCTGCCGGACATCGCAGGCAAGGTCATCAAGCGCCGCTTCAATGACTACTTGATGAGCAGCCTTGAGAAAGCACTGAGCAATGCGCGATAACTTTTGCGCAACAGCCTGGGGCAGGAGGGGAGAGTGGGTGCATCGATGATCGCGACCGCGACGACGCCCGACCCCGCCCCATCACTTGCAGATACCCGGCACCCTCCCAACGTTTATGGGTCCTTCCCACCCCATCCTGTGTGGGTCGTTCATCGGCTCGCCATTTCTCTAGCGTCAGACCTGACCACCCCTAAACCGTTGCGGCGCAAGGGATCTCACTGAGTCTCAAATAAGACTCCTGCTAAGACAGTTTAGTGGGGTTTAGTGGGCGTTAACTTAACGCTAGATCGAATTAACTCTGTGCTGGTTACGTTCGCTGAGTTTGCAGCGATCAGGGGATGCACAAAGGCAGCGGTGACACATGCGAGCAAGAGCCGCATCGCTGCTGCAGTGGTGGTGAAGGATGAGAAGAAATGGCTGGATCGTGATCTGGCGTTGGAGCTGTGGAACCGAAACACCGTTGCGAACAATGTGAGCAAGGTGAGCCGGCCTGATCCTGCTGATGCGCCACCACCGCGCGATGCGGCGGAGCTGAAGCGGCGTGTGGAGGGATTGCCGGATGATGCGATTCCTGATCTGAATGAGAGCAGGGCAAGGCGTGAGCACTACCAGGCGGAGCTAGCGAAGCTGCAGGTGACGCAGCAGCGTGGTGAGCTGGTGCCTGCTGATGAGGTGAAAAAGGAAGCGTTCAAGATGGGCCGCAGTGTGCGGGAGGCGCTGGCGAATTTGGCGGATCGATTGAGCCACCAGCTGGCGGGTGAGGTGGACCCTGTGCGGATCCATCAGGTGCTGACGCAAGAGCACCGTGCGGCGCTGGTGGAGCTGTGTGATGAGTAATGCGTGGCGCGAGGGCTTCCTCGAGGGGCTGCGACCTGAGCAGCCGCTAACGGTGAGTGAGTGGGCGGACAAGCACCGCCGACTGAGCAGCAAGGCAAGCGCTGAGCCGGGGCCATGGCGGACGGATCGGACGCCTTACCTGCGTGAGCCGATGGATTGCCTGAGCAGTGAGAGCCCGGTGCAAAGGGTGGTGATGATGTTTGCGGCGCAGACGGGTAAGACGGAGGCGGGCAGCAACTGGCTGGGGTACGTGATCGACCATGCGCCGGGGCCGATGTTGTGCGTGCAGCCGACGATCGAGATGGCGAAGCGGCTGAGCAAACAGCGACTCGAGAGCATGATCACGGAAACGCCGGTGTTGGCGGCGAAGATTGCGCCTGCCAGGAGCCGTGACTCTGGCAACACGATGTTTAGCAAGGAGTTCAGCGGCGGAATCATGCTGATGGCTGGGGCGAACAGCGCCACCGGGCTGCGATCAGCGCCGTGCCGATATTTGTTCTGCGATGAGGTGGACGCCTTCCCTGCTGATGTGGATGGCGAGGGTGATCCGGTGAGTTTGGCGGAGCGGCGGACGACGACGTTTGCGCGGCGGAAGATCTTGCTTACCAGCACGCCGACAGTGAAGGATTTCAGCCGGATCGAGGCGGAGTATCAGCGCAGCGATCAACGACGGTTCTATGTGCCGTGCCCGGCGTGCGGCGCAATGGAGTGGTTGAAGTGGGGCCAGCTGAAGTGGGATGACGGGCGGCCGGAGAGTGCGCGGTATCAGTGCGAGCACTGCGGCGAGCGATTCGAGGAGATGCACAAGCCGGCGATGTTGCGCGGTGGTGAGTGGCGCGCGACTGCTGCGAGCAATGGGCGCACGGCTGGGTTCCATCTGAGCGGGCTGTATTCACCGCTGGGGTGGTGCAGCTGGGAGCAGCTGGTGGATGACTTCCTGCGTGCGAAGGGTGATGCGCCTGCGTTGAAGTCATTCGTGAACACGCGGCTGGCGGAGACGTGGGAGGAGGATTACGCGGCGAAGGTGAGCGCTGATGGACTGCTGGCCAAGCGGCTGGATTACAAGCCGGGCGTCTGCCCTGCTGGCGTGGTGCTGCTGACCGCTGGAGTAGACGTGCAGGACAACCGCTTAGCAGTGAGCGTATGGGGCTGGGGTGCTGGTGAGACGGGCTGGCTGGTGTGGCATCAGGAGTTGATGGGCGATCCGACGCTGACGGAGGTGTGGGGACAGTTGGATCAGGTGCTGGCGACTGAGTGGGAGACGGAGGGCGGCAAGCATCTGAAGGTGGCGCAGATGGCGATCGACTCTGGCGGCCACTGCACGCATGAGGTGTACCGCTACGTGCGGGATAGGGGAGCGCAGGGCGTGGTTGCGATTAAGGGCAGCAGCAGGCGCAACAGCCCGGCAGTGGGCAAGGGCACAAAGCAGGATGTGAACTGGCGCGGCAAGGTGATCAAACGCGGCGTCACGCTGTATTCACTGGGCACCGACACGATCAAGACGACACTGTTCGGGCGGCTGCGCCATAACGAGACGACGGGCGGGCTGCACTTCGGGCTTGCTGCAGACGATGAGTATTTCCGGCAGCTCACGAGTGAGCGTCAGGCGTTGCGGTATCACCGCGGCTTTCCGATTCGGGAGTGGGTGAAGAAAGCAGGTGATCGCAACGAGGCGTTGGATTGCGCGGTGTATGGCTACGCGGCGATGTTGATCTATGGGCGGAAGATGAATAAGGCAACGATGTGGGAACAGTTGCGGGTGCAGCTGGAAGAGGGAAAGAAAGCACCGCTAAGATCGAGGAAGCAACAGCCAGCACCTGCGGCTGGACCTGGATTCGTCAGCAACTGGTAGGCCGTGAACATCCCCGCGCAAATCAGGGCAGGCGACACGGTGAAGTGGCGTGATGTTGAAGCGGTCGACAATCTGGGCAATGCGATCAGCAGCAGCAGCTGGACGCTGACCTACTACCTGCGCACCAATACCGCTAGCGAGGGTGCGACTGTTGTCGGCACCGCATACGGCACCGGATGGGAGTTCACGCTGGCCGCTAGCCCCAGTGCAGGGTTTGATGCTGGGCAGTGGTATTGGCAGGCGATTGCTACTGCCGGCAGTGAGAAGGTAACGCTGGGCGCTGGGCAGGTTGAGGTGCTGTCGGCGTTGTCTTATGCCGGCACACCGGGTGCATTTGACGGGCGCAGCCAGGCGCAGATTGATCTGGATTCTGTGCAGGCTGCGATCCGAGCGATCATCAGCGGGCAGGCCAAGCAGTACAGCATCGGCAGCCGGAGCTTTACGAAACTGGATCTGGGTGAATTGATGGAACGCGAAAGTAGGCTGAAGGCTGAAGTGAAGCGTGAGCAGATGGCGAGCCTGATCGCTAACGGTCAAGGCAACCCCCACAATCTGTTCGTGAGGTTCTGATGGGATTGCGCACGCGGCTGTTTAAGGCGATGGGGTTTGAGCCGGTGCGACCCCGTGCGCGGGCGTATCAAGGCGCGAGGGTGAGTCGTCTCACTGCTGATTGGGTAACCAGTGGCACGAGCGCAGACAGCGAGATTAAGAGCAGCTTCAAGGCACTGCGCAATCGTGCGCGGCAGCTTTGCCGTGACAATGACTACGCCCGTCAAGCGCTGCGCAGCATCCAGAACAATGTGATCGGGCACGGCATTAAGCATCAGTCGCAGGTGCGGATGCAACGCGGCGGCCGATTGGATGAGGCCATCAATGGCCAGATCCACGAGGCATGGGAAAAGTGGATGCACAAGAGCCGCTGTGATGTGAGCGGCCTGCTGGGCTTCCACGACATGGAGCGCCTGCTGTGCCGCAGCTTGGCTGAGAGTGGCGAGGTGTTCGTGCGGATGATCCGTCAGCCGTTCGGCGGTTCAAAGGTTCCGTTTGCGTTGCAGGTGCTCGAGGCTGACTACCTGATCGACGATGACATCCCGCAGGCCAAGGAAGGCAACACGGTTCGGATGGGCATCGAGGTGGACGGCTACCTGCGGCCGCAGGCGTACCACTTCTATGCCAACCACCCTGGCGACACATATGCGGGCAACCCGCGCACCAATGGGCGCCGCGTGCGCGTGCCTGCTGATGAGGTGATTCATCTTTTCCTACCTGAGCGCCCTCAGCAGACAAGAGGAGTCACATGGTTCGCCTCGGCGTTGATGCGACTGCACATGCTGCAGGGCTATGAGGAGGCCGAGGTGGTGCGGGCTCGGGCCAGTTCGGCGCTGATGGGTTTCATCAGCAGCCCTGAGGGTGAGCTGATCGGTGATGAGATCTACGAAGGCGACCGCGTGAGCGAGTTCACGCCGGGCGTGTTCAAGTATTTGGCACCTGGCGAAAGCGTGACGGTGCCGGACCTGAACGCACCTGATGGCCAGCTGGAAGGATTCACGCGTTCGATGCTGCGTGCTGTGGCGGCTGGCGTTGGCGTGTCGTTTGAGAGCATCAGCAAGAACTTCTCAGAGAGCAACTACAGCAGCAGCCGGCTGAGCCTGCTTGAAGAGCGGGACACGTACAAGGTGCTGCAGCGGTTCTTCATTGAGAACTTCCATCAGATCGTTTTCGAGAACTGGCTCGAGATGGCGGTGCTGAGCGGTGCATTGAACCTGCCGGCATATGAGACGAATCCCGATCGCTACCGCGCAAGCCGCTGGATTCCACGCAGCTGGGAATGGGTGGATCCGCAGAAGGAAGTGAACGCCTACAAGGATGCGGTGCGCTGCGGATTTAAGACGCTGGGCCAAGTGATCAGCGAGCAGGGCGGCGATCTCGATGATGTTCTGATGGCACGTCAGGCTGAGCTGGCGATGCTTGATGAGATGGACATCGTGCTCGACACCGATCCGAGTGAAGTGACCAGCGGCGGCAATGCGCAGCCACCGCTGTATCAAGACGCGGTGCCTGCATTTGAAGAGACGGCTGCGCCAATGGAAGAGGAAGAGTACGAAGAGCAATCAGTGCTCGAGGATCCCACCGAAGGGGCAGAGGACTGATGGCAAATATTGCCGGCACTGAAGTTGACCTGATGCCTACCGATGGCATGAGGGAAGAGGCGCAGCGGTATCGCGATTGGAAAGCAGAGGGCCAAGCGGGCGGCACTGAGGTGGCCGCGGCCAGGGCGGGCCAGATTCTGAGCGGTGATGAGTTGAGCCCTGACACGGTGATCACGATGGCGGCATGGTTTGCACGCCATGAGGTTGATAAGCAGGGCGAGGGATTCAGTCCGGGAGAGGATGGCTATCCATCAGCGGGCCGCGTTGCA